GACGAGGAGCGGACGCAGATGATGCAGCAGATTGCGCAGGCGGCGCAGCAGATGCAGGCCGGTCCGGAAGAACAGCCGATGGGCCCTGGTGGTCCGATGGGAGCGCCCGAAGGTGGTCCGCCAGCCGAAATCCCCGCCTGAAGGCTTTCTTCCGGCGACCCTTGGTCCGGACGGGATCAAGCGCGCGACCGCGGAAGAAGAGCGTATCAACCAGAACTTCGCCGCATGGCTCTCGAGCCCGGTCGGCGTCGAGTGCATGGCGTACCTGCGCTCCATTACTATAGAGAGTGCGGCCGGTCCCTTGATCGGCAACGACGAGCTGCGCCATCGCGAGGGCCAGCGCTTTCTCGTCGCCCTGATGACCATCCGCAAGGCCCTCCATGAAAAGGCCCAGCGCCGTGCTCACACCTCCCTCTCCCGCATCGCCGCCGACCTCAACGCCGACCGCGCCGGCCCCGCCAGCAACGGCCCCGACCCCGCCGCCTGACAAGCTTGACAGGCTTGACAAGCTCCCCGAGGCGACCGACGCCCCGCCTCAGCAGGCCGCCCCTCCCTCCGGAGCGGTTCCCTCCGAGGCCCCCGGCTATCGGCCGAAGTGGCTGCCCGAGAAGTACAAGACCGCCGAGGACTTCCGGCAGGGCTACGACCACCTGACGCAGGCCTACACCAGGAAGACCGAAGACCTGAAGAAGGAGGTGGAGACGAACTTCTTCAAGGAGCGTCCCGAGGCGGCCGAGAAGTACGAACTGCCAAAGTTCGAGGGGCCGGTCACGGTCGACGTCGACGCGCTGTCGGCGAATCCCCTGACCACATGGTGGCGCGAGATGGCCTACAGGAAGGGCGCGTCGCAGGCCGAGTTTCAGGACGGCGTCAACAAGGTCGTCGAGATCCTCGCCCGCGACCTGCCGAACGAGGAGGAGGAAAGGAAGAAGCTGGGGGAGAACGCCAACGCGAGGATCGAGGCGGTCTCGTTGTGGGCGGGACAGACCTTCAGCCAGGACGAATGGACCGAGGTCGAGAAGTGGTGCCGGACGGCGAACGGCATCGCCATCTTCGAGCGCCTGATGAAGGGCGACAAGCCGGTGACCCCCTCCCCGTCGAACGGATCGGAAGGGGTGACGCGCCAACCGCCGGACGACGAGCATACCATCATGGCCCTGATGAACAGCCCGGCCTACCAGCACCCGGCGCGGCGCGATCCGGGGGTGGTGGCCCGCGTCGATCGCTACTTCAAGATGAAATACAACAGGTGAGGGTTCGTCCCTACGAACTCTCGGACTTCGCGCGGGTCTGCGAAATGGGCGCGCGAATGCACGAGGAATCGCCCGACTACACGGACTTCGCCTTCATTCCCGCGAAGCTGATGGATCTCGCCGACATGGTTCTCGGCATGGACAGCCTGCACTGCGTCGTCGCCGAAAACCACCACGGCCTGACCGGCTTCTTCGTTGGCGGCGTCGAGCCGTTCTTTTTCGGCCATGACTTATATGCCTACGACATCGCCTTCTATGTCCGGCCCGAATGTCGGGGGAGCTCGGCCGCGGTCCGCCTGCTGAATCACTTCATGGCGTGGGGCAAGGCGAAGGGCGCGAAGCAGGCCCGGTTCGGGGCCGCGACCGGCATTAATCCGGAGCAGGCCCACAAGTTCTTCACCCATCTCGGATTCAGGGAGGGGGGCGTTCTCTATACGACCGCACTTTGATGTGATCTAACGCACGGCACAGGCCCTGACGCCCGCGAGAGAGCCCCCCCAAAGGGAGCACCTCTCACCGACCGGCCCCGTCGGAACACCCTTCATCGAAGAGTCGCAACTCCTCTGAAGGGGAACCCCCATGTCCGTCTCAATTGACCAGGCCTTCATCAAGCAGTTTGAGGCCGAGGTGAAGCTCGCCTACCAGCGCGGCGGCACCAAGCTGCGCAGCACGGTGCGCACCAAGATGAACATCAACGGCAAGGACACGACGTTCCAGAAAGTCGGCAAGGGCGTCGCCGGAACCAAGTCGCGTCACGGCATGGTGCCGACCATGTCGCTCGACCACACCAATGTCGTCTGCACGCTGGCCGACTTCTACGCCGCCGACTACGTCGACAAGCTCGACGAGCTCAAGATCAACATCGACGAGCGGGCGGTGGTCGCCACCAGTGGCGCGAACGCGATCGGCCGCAAGACCGACGAGCTGATCATCACCGCGATGGACACCTCGACCAACGTCATCACCGAGGCGGGCACCGCGGTCCTGACGCAGGCCAAGATCAACACCGTGTTCAACTACTTCGGCAATCAGGACGTGCCGGACGATGGCGACCGCTACTGGGTGATCGGGCCGCAGCAATGGACGGACCTCTTGTCAATCACGGCATTTGCTTCGTCGGACTATGTGGGCGCCGATCAGCTGCCGTGGCCCGGCGGCATGGTGGCGAAAAGGTGGATGGGCTTCCTGTGGTTCACCCATTCCGGCCTGCCGGTTCCGGCGGCGGCGAAGCGCTCGACCTTCGCTTATCACAAGTCAGCCGTCGGAGCCTGCTCCGGTTCCGAGCTCACGACCGAATGGAACTACATCGCTGAGAAAGCCTCGTTCCTCTACAACGCGATGATGTCGCAGGGGGCTGTCCTCATCGACACCACCGGCGTCTATGAAGTGCAGGCGCACGAGGCATAACTCTCACCGAAAGGAAACATCCCGATGGCACTCGACCAAACCAAGCTGACCAAGATGGCCGGAGGCGGCGACAATTCGATATGGTACTACCGCACGCCCGACCTGATCGCGACGCTGACCAGCGCCGGCTATTTCAATGCCGCAACCGTCAACCTCAAGCAGTTCGACATCATCAATTCCGTGACCAATACCGGTGTAGCGGCATCCGCGGTTGTTGAGCCGCTGCTCGTTACATCCGCGACCGGCGCAGCCGTCGTTGTTGTCAGCGCAACCGAAGGCGTGCCGTAAGGAGGCGATGATATGGCGAGTAAACCAAAGACCAACGACGAGCCGAAGGCCGAAGAGAAGAAAGAGCCCGAGGACAGGGCGACCCGAGAGGCTCGCGAGGAAAAGGAAATGGTCGGAAAGGGCGGCACGATGATTCGTGAAAGCCCCCATGACTACGCTTCCGGCGCGAGTAACGAGCCCGCTTCGATTCGTGAGCTCAAGGAAAAAGAAAAATAATAGTTACGCTTCTCCTATCGGCGTAACTCGCGCGCGAGGAAACTGTGTGGACGCTCAGGACCCTCGCGCGCCCAAATCAGGGACAGGCTCATGGGCGACAAGTTCGACGTCATCAATGGTGCGCTTGTCCGTATCGGCGCGGATGAAATCACCTCGTTCGATGACGGCACCACCGAAGCCGACGTCGCCTCGCGTCTCTATCCCAACACGCTGAACGACCTGCTCTCACGCTATCCGTGGCGATTCATGATGGGCCAGGCGCAGCTGGCGCGGCACTTCGATGCGCCGAGCGCGAAATGGACTGCGAGCTACCAGATCCCGAGCGAGGCCGAGATCATCAAGGCGGTGATGATCCACGGACAGCCGATCCTGTTCGACCGCTACGCCGACAAGATCTATTGCGATGCGGTCGAAAGCGACGAGGTGTTCCTCGACTACGTCGCCAAGGTCGATGAGTCGCGTTTTCCCGGCTACTTCAGCACCCTGCTCGAGTTCGAGCTCGCGGCGAACTTCGCGATTCCGGTCGGCGACCGCAGCGACCTCGCCGAAGCCTATGAGAAAAAATCGCTGCGGCACTTCTCTCTTGCGAAGAATCTCGATTCGCAGGGACGCACCGCGGCGCGCATGAAGACCGGACGCTTCCGGCGCGTTCGCTGGGGCTACGGCTATGGTTCATGAAGTCCCGAATGTTCAGACGAACTTCTCGAGTGGCGAGCTGGATCCGCTGGTGCGGGGGCGCAACGACAGCGGAGCCTACGCCAACGGCCTCGAGCGGGCACTGAACGTCACGCTCTACAACACCGGCGGATGCTCGCGACGGCCCGGCACCCAGACGATGCTCGATCTCGGACTTGACGCATGCCGCGTTATCCCCTTCGAATATTCCGATCTCCGGCAATATCTTATCGTTCTCTCGCAGTCGCAACTTCGCATCTACGATCTCGACGGCGTGCTGCTCGTCACCTTCACCGGGCCGTGGACGACGGAGCAATTGTTCAACATCACCTATTCGCAGCTCGGCGACTCGATGGTCCTGTGCCATCGCGACTGGATGCCGCAGGTTCTCAACCGCACCAACATCACGACGTGGACATTCTCGGTCTTCGCCTTCGAGACGTCGCCGCTCGCGGCGAAAGTCTATCAGCCCTACGAGAAGTTCGCGCAGTTCCAGCCCATGTCGATGATTCCGCACGGCGTCTCCGGAACGTTCACCCTGCAATCGACGATGAGCTTCTTTACGCCCGAGCATGTCGGCACCCGTATTCGCATCTTCGACGCCGAAGTCACGGTCAACACCTTCCTCGACAACTACAACGCCACGGTCACCGCGAACGCGACGATCGAAGGCAAGATGCAGTTGAATCCGTTCCGGACGATTCGCGCCAGCTCAACCATTCAGGTCACTCATGTCGGGCATAATTTCGGCACCGGAACCGTTGTCACTTTCACCGGCGCAAACGACATCCTGACCTCGAACTACGGCGGCAGCGGCACCGTCAACTATTCCACCATCAGCGCCGATCAACTGAATGGCGCGCACACCATCGTCGTCATCGACGAGGACCGCTACCAGTTCGAGATCACGCTCGGCGGCTCGAGCGGGCCCGGCATTTATTCGACCGTCGATGGCGGCGGCGGCAACGTGAAGTTCAATCCCGCAGGCAAGCCGATCCTCCAGTGGCGCGAGCAGCTTTTCTCTGCGGCGCGCGGCTTTCCGCAGGCCGTCTGCTTTCACGAACAGCGTCTCTGGTTCGGCGGCACGCCGTGGAAGCCGGACGGCCTGTGGTCCTCGCTGATCTCGCGCTACTACAATTTCGATGTCGGAACCGGAGGGGAGGCCGAGTCGATCCAGGCCTCGATCGGCAGCGACCTCGGTTCGGTAATCCGCCACCTGACTTCAAACCGTCACCTCCAGATCTATACCACGACGTCCGAGCTCTACTGCCCGCCGCCGAACAACTCCTCTCTGACGCCAGCCAGCTTTCGTGTTGCGCCGCAGACCCGCTATGGCGCGAACAAGATCCGTCCGTCGACGCTCGACGGCGCGACGATCTATGTGCAGGCGAACAACAAGACGGTGCGCGAGAACGTCTATACCGACACCGAGCAGGCCTACACCTCAACCAGCGTTTCGCTGCTCGCGGCCCACCTGATCAACGACCCGGTCGACATGGCGGTCCTGCGCGGTTCCGCGGCGCGCGGCGAGCAGATGGCCTGCTTCGTCAACGCCGACGGGACCTGCGCCGTCTTCATCTCGGCGCGCTCCGAAAAGATGGCGGGCTGGGTGCCGTGGACGATGTGCGGCGGCGACAAATTCACGTCTGTCTGCGCCATCAATTCGAGCTTCTACTTCATCGTGAAGCGCAGCCTGCGCTGGTATCTCGAGCGCCTGACCGCGGACGACACCCTGACCATCGACGGCGCGCACAATATCACCGGCCCGCCCGCCACCTCGTGGTTCGTGCCGATGCGCTTCGCCTCCCGCATGGTCGCGGTGGTCTCCGGCGACTGGTATGTCGGCGAGTTCCTCGTCAGCTCCGGCGGACTGCTCACGGTCCCCGAGGACGCCCCCCTCACCACCCTGACGGTGGGCTTCTTCTACGCTTTCCACATGAAGACCCTGCCGGCCGCGGTCGAAACTCCAAGGGGCAAGCGAGTCGGGCAAAAACAGCGCATCGCCGAAGCGGTGATCCTGTTCAACCAGACAGTCGCGGCGACGATTCAGGGGCAGCGCATGATCCTGCGCCACGCCCACCATCCGGTCGAGGAGACGCCGCCGCGCATCACCGGCCCGATGAGGTTCTTCTTCAAGGGTTATGCGCGTGAGGCCCAGCTCGAGATCACGCAGGCCGAGCCCTTGCCGCTCCGCATCCTCTACATCCGCGCAAAGGTGGTGGCCTGATGTGCATCACGGTTGGACTCGGACTCCTCTCGTCACTCGCGGCAGCGGGCATGACGGCGATGAGCGCCCATCACGAGAAGGGCGTCCAGAAGTATCAGATGGACGTGCAGAACCAGCAGCTCAAGCAGGAGCAGGACATGATCCGGCTCAAGGCGCAGCAGCAGGAGGGCGAGCGCCTCGACGAGGCGAGCCAGATGCGGCAGCGCAACATGGCTTATCTTGCCGGGTCCGGAGTGGGGGAGAGCCAGAGCTTCCTGCAAGGGCTAGATCCGCGCAGCGACTGGATGCTGGCGCAGGATCTCGGCACGCTCGGCATGAATACCCGCTATCAGACCAGCCGAATCGCGGACCAGATCCATGTCAACCGGGCGCAGTCGCAGTTTGCGGGAACCAAGGCCGGGCTCGAAACGCTCGGCGGCTTCGTCAAGGCGGGAGCTTCGGTGATCGGCGACTATCGCCAGCGCGAGATCGCGGCGAATTATTACAGGTACAAGTAAATGGCGCTCGAGCGGGACAAGCTCTCGATCGGGATCGCGTCGGGCGCGAAGACGTCGGAGCGATTCCGCACCGATCTGCCTGACATCGGGGCCGGAATCCAGACGGCGGCCAACGCGCTCATGGCCGGCTACCGGGAGGAGGAGGAGCGGGCGCTAAAGACGGGAGCGGACGAGGCGGTCAGGGCCGCGGTCGGCTCCACCATTATCGGCAAGGACGAGCAGGGCAACTACATCCTGCCGACAGCTCCGGCGAACTTCGGTCCCTACGCCAAGCAGTTGTTCGAAGTCGGGACGCAGCAGCTCTACCAGAATCACATCATCAACGATGTTCAGACCGAGCTGAATACGATCCAGGCGAATCATCAGAACGATCCCGAGACAGCCAAGCGCAAGATTCGCGAGGTGTTGGATCGAACGACAGCGCAAACCCATCCGACCCAGCGCGGCCCGCTCGCCCCCCAATTCCTGCGTGAGGCCAACCAGCGCATTGCGCCGCTCGAGCTCCGCTCCGAGCAGTTCAAGTTCGAGGCCGAGAAGCGCCGGATTTCGGAGGAGTACGCCGGCACCGCGATTGCGACCAAGGACAATGACGGCAACTGGATCCTGCCGCAGCCGCCGGCGAACCTGAACAAGGAGCAGAAGGAAGCCTACCGGCTTCTGGTGCAGGACGACTTCCGCAAGAAGATCGCGGTCGAGATGCAGGATCAGCTCGACGAGATCCGCACCACACACCAGCACAAACCGGAGGAAGCCCGCCGCCTGATGACGCAGGCGATCGAGGACAAGGTGAAGACGCTGCCGGCGGCGGAGCAGAACGTCCTGCGCCGCGCCCTGATGACCCAGTTCGTCCAGCGGCAGGGACCAATCAAGCAGCGCGACGAGGAGTTCATCTACCGGACGAAGGCCGAGAAGGAGGGAGCCGAGTGGGCCGGTCGTCAGGTCATTCAGGAGGACGAGAACGGTAATTTCCTGATGCCGAAAGTCCCGCCTGAACTCAGCAAGGAAGCTGCGGTCACCGCAAATCGCGTGCTCGAGGCGAACTATCTCAACGGGATCCAGCAGCGGGTCGAGACCCGGCTCGACCGGATCATGGTCGACAACGAGCTCAATCCCGAAAAGGCCAAGCAGGAGATGCTGGCCTACATGGAGGGGGTCAGCCGCGGCGTCGATCCGAAGTTCTCGGGGGTGATCCAGAACTTCCTGACCAAGGAGCTGCGCGATCGTTCGACCAAGCTCGAGCTCGCCTACAACCACCGCACGAACCAGATCGAGGGGGTCAAGCTCGGCGAGACCATCACCCGCCTGCGCAGCGAGGCGCAGGACGCCTTCGCCGCTGGCGACGAGCAGCGCGGACACGAGCTCATCGAGCAGATGAAGAACTCGCAGCGGCGGCTCGAGGGCTTGCAGCAGCGGGCTCCCGATCCGGCGGGCGAGGAGCGGATCAACACCGACATCAAGGCCAACGGCCAGATTCTCCAGACGCTGCGCCAGAAGATCGCCGACACCAATCCCGAGACCCGCGTCACCGAAGAGAACCTTGGCACGCTGCGCCGGATTCTCGACGGCACCTCAGCCGAGGGCGAGAATGTCTGGGGCTATGACCGCAAGTGGGTCGACGACAATCTCAAGACGCCGGCGATGCGGCACCAGCTGATGGCGCAGCTCGCGCGGGCCGAGGCCGAGCTCAAGCAGCGCATCAGCAAGGAGTCGTCGGAAGTCACCTTCAATTCGTGGTTCGCACCATATCGGGATGGCAACGTCAAAGGCCCGACCGGCAACATCACGGGCGAGGTCGAGACCCAGCTGTTCGAGATGTGGGCGGCGCGGACGATCGATCCCGCGACCGGCAGGCCGGTTGATTTCTACAGCCCGACCGGCACCGGCTTGCAGGCGGCTATCAACCAGTTCGGCTACATCCCGAAGAAGATTCAGGAGCACGCCTTCGCCGGCGCGGTAAATTTCACTGAAAAACGCGCCGTCGCAATGTGGGAGTTTTACAACAACGCGAACAACATGAGCTCCTTGAGCGGGGGTGGCACGGTCAGCATGACCAAGGGCAACATCAGGCCCGAAGACGATCACTTCATGACGAAGTTCGGTGAAGGCTACCGGGCGAACGGCGGCAACGCGACCGGAGCCATCGAGTACGCCAAGCAGGCGATGAAAAACCGCGCCCTGATCGAGGGCGGCAATGCCTCCTTCATTGTCAGGCAGCACCAGTCCACGGCCGCCGACTCGACCTTCGACCAGACCAAGCTCGAGAAGCGCTATACCGACGCCTTGCAGAAGAACGTGCCGGCGATGGGCGGCAGCTTCGCCTTCGGATTCGGGACGGCCAAGCTGGGCTTTGGCGACCTGCCGCAGCAGGCCAAGGAAGACATCCATGCGATGACCGCGATGCGCATGTCGTTCCAGGGGGCCGAGCTCGAGTCGGCGGTCGACTGGGCGACCAAGCGCTTCAACGAGACGTGGCTTCAGGACAAGCGCGTCATGGGCCAACAAGGAAAGGGCGGCGGCTGGACCCGCGAGGAGGCGTGGCCGAAGCCGGTGATTGGACCGACCGGACAGAAGTCCGACGCCTACATCGACCACTACGTCAACGCCGCGGCGAAGGCGGACATCTGGTCGATTCCGTCGATGGGCGGCAACCAGAAGATTCCCGCCGACGCGGCGCTCGGGAAGGACATCTTCCTGATCCCGGTGGGGAACGGACGCCACAACGTCTATTATTCGCGCGACGGCGACCCGACCAATTCCTTCCCGATCATCGACAACAAGAACCAGCAGGCGGTGATCATCGACCTGACGACCGCGCGGCGGAAGCAGGCGCAGGCGATGGGCGACAACGATGTCGATCGCGCGCGACAGATCCGGACGAACGCGCGGACGCCGCCGACCGAGAGCACGATGGAGGGGGTCGTTCCCTCGCAGCCTGACACGGGGCCGAAGCCGTTGCGCGACTCGTGGGCGCCCGCGGATGTGAGGGACATCCTGATTGACCGGCCCGATCTGAAGGGGATTCCGGGTGCGGTGCCGCCGCTGACGGCGAGGCAGGAGGTGACGCCGCGTCGTCCGCTCGCCGACGATCCGCTGCGCATGCCGACGACTCCTGCTCCGGAGCGCCGGCCCAATGTCACCTTGCCCCAGATCAGGGGAGCCCACTTCCTTCAGGACGTGCATCCCGACACGCAGGGGGTCATCGCGCAGGTCGCGGCGCAGGACGACTTCAGGAACCTGCGCATCACCGAGGGCCGGCGCGGCGGGAGCGGCGATTCGCAGCACCTCGCCAAGCACGACTACCGCGCCGTCGACATTGATATTTCGGGCCTGACCCAGTACCAGAAGGGGCAGCTGATCGACGCGCTGATGGACGATCCGCGGGTCAACGGGCTTGGCGCGTACAACGAGAGCTCGATCCACGTCGACACCCGCGTTTCCGGCCCGCGTTATGCGTGGGGTCCGAACAAGAGCATCGCCACCATCCACCTCGCCCCGGCATGGTTCCGCGACCGGGTGCTCGATCCCGACCGGGCGTGGGCGAAGAACGTCGACTATCGCCGATTCGGACGACGCGCGTGACGGACGACGCCGCCAGCCAGGGGCTCGATCCGGCCTTCTCGGATCCGCCGCCACCGCAGGAAGGGCAGCCCATTCTCCAGCGGGGCCGCGGCATAACGCATCTTTCTCCCGCCTTCCCGATGAGGCCCCCCTCCTTCGTCCCCGGCTCTCCGCAAGGGGCGGGACCGAACGAGGTCTTCCCGGCTGACCCCGACCTGACGGCGACATGGGGTCCGCCGATGGCGCAGCCCCGTCCCTTCAAGGTCCAGACCGAGAAGGGGCTCGATACGTGGGAAGCGGCGATGGCGCAGTCGCGCATCAGCTGGTTTCCGCAACTGCTGATGCGGGCGTGGGAGAAAACCTACCCGGAAGTGGAGGGGTTCGATTCGCTCTCGCCCGAGAACCTGAAGGACCACTATCACCTCGCCCACATGCTGGCGCTCGCCAAGTCGCCGGACGAGAGCAACGCGATCAAGGAGCGGTACCGGGTCAACGAGCAGCTTCGGGAGATGGTCGACCGGGACGGCGGCTTCTGGTCCGGCGGCCTTGCGATGCTGACCCTGCCCGAGACCTATGTCGGCGGGCCTGCCGTCAAGGCGATGGGTTTTTTCTATGGCGCGGCTGTCAGCGCCGGGGTTAATGCGGGCCTGACGCTTGGGGCTGGCATGGTCCATTCGCGCGTCGATCCCTATCACGACATTCGCGAGGACGTGGCGAGCGCCAAGTACGCCGCAATCTTCGGCGGGCTGATTGGCGGCGCGTTCGGCGTCTGGGGTAAGAAGAACGCGGCCCAGCTCGGGGAGCAGTTCAAGAACGAGCATGTGAGGCAGGACCGGATTCTCGGTGAGGTCCCGCCGGAGCGTCCGCTGACAGTGGAGGAGAGAGCGGCGCGGCGGGCGCAGGAGGTTGTCGAGCTCGAGATGGAGAGGGCGGCCCTCCGCCGGGGAGAAACAATCCCGGGCAGGACGGAGCCGGGCATCGGGCCGGGACCGGCGGCGACACGGCCACCGGGGCAGGAGACACAGATAGATCCCGCCTTGCAGGGAACCGCGGAGCCGAGGGGCAGCGGCAAGCCGGTCGACCCCTATGACAACGTCGTCACCTTTGTGCGCGAGAACGACATCGGCTCCGCCTCCCGCATCCAGCGGCAGTTCCGTTTCACGCAGGAGGAGCTCGCCGCGACGATGAAGCGGCTCGAGGACGACGGAATCCTGACGAGGGCCGACGCCAGGGGCGCCCGTACGGTGATGCCATTCGAGAAGACCGAGCCGCTGGCGGGGTCCCCCCCTCCTCTTGCGGGCGCGCCTGCGGCAGGACCCGTCCCCACGGCCCCACCTGTCGCAGGCATTGCCGCGACGGCCGACCTGCTGGCTCCTGCGGAGAGGATGGTCACGCTCGACGTCAAGCCTTTCAAGGTGGTGCCGACCGGGACCACGAAAGTCGGACTCGCTCCCGCCTTCGGGCTGGAGAAGGTCGTTGGCGAGATGACGCCGCTGATGCGCATGAGCTCGAGCGGCATTCGCGCGGTCAGCGATTACGCCAATGCGATCTTCGGCGAGATGGGCGTCAAGCTGGCGCAGAACCTCGAGGGAATCGCCACGCCGCAGTCGGCCCTGATGCGATCCAAGTTCTGGGTTGCGGCGGCGACCGACGTCACCACCCGCCTCGAGCAGATCTGGAACAAGTCGCTCGGCCACGGCGACGGCATCCAGTTCGGCGGCCTTAACCTGACGGCGACCGGTGAACGGATCATGGACGCCAGCCGCAAGGCGTCCTTCGGCCTGCTGCAGAAGCGGCAGAAGGCGACCTTCCACGAGTTTCAGGAATGGATCATGCGGAGCCACACGCCCGAGGGCTTGAAGGTTCCGGACGAAGCGCCCGAATATCTCAAGCCCTTCATCAAGGAGGCGATCCCCCACGTCCGCGACTTCTTCGACAACGCCAATGTGCAGGCGGTCCGGACCGGCGCGATCTCCACCAGCGAGGGCTACCGTCGCGCCTTCCTGAGCTGGATGGAACGGCGCAAGTTCCTCGACGCCGAGGTGCAGCAGCTCGAGGCGCTCGCGACTCGTGATGGAACGCAGCAGAACACCCTCGACCAGCTCAAGAAGGCTTTGCAGCGGATCGACGACCGGCTGACCGGCGAGGATCTTCGCAACATCGGCAACACCGACATCGCCCTGGCCGACAAGATCAACTCGATCATGGCGGCGGGGGAGCAGCGGCGGGCCAAGGCTCTGACGCTGCGCGACCAGATCAACGAGCAGATCCGGACGAGGGTCGAGGCCCAGCTCGCGGTCTACGCCGACCTGATCCAGAAGATGGAGACGCGGGGCCTGACCCCGAAGCAGCAGAAATACTTCGATTCGCTCGAGGCGCAGTTCGGCGACAAGCGGATCGAGCTCCAGGCGCAGATCGACACGCTCAACGCACTCGAGCTCAACAAGACCGTTGTGCCGGAAGCCGAGCAGCGGCTGATCGACTTCTTCGCCAAGAGCATGCCGTCCGAGATGGACGAGATCTTGGACGGCCTGAACTGGTCTGGCACCAGCGACGAGGTGCGGGAGCTGGCGAACGAGGTGCTGCTCGATGCGATCGAGCGCGGGCTGATCGACGAGGCGACGAGCATCCGTATCGCCGGCGAGTTCGAGAAGCTGATGGCGCGGACGCCGACGGTCGACATCCAGCTCGGGATCAAGCCGGTCAAGGTCGAGGGCGACGTTGTCGTGCGGCGGGGAATGCCGGCGCAGGAGCCGCCACCGGCTCCGAAAGCAGAAGAGCCTCCCGCTGCACCCGCTCCTACGGAGCGGGCTCCCGAAGCGCCGCCTGCTCCGAAAGCAGAAGCGCCGCCGCCGCGCGAAATTCCTCCTCCCGCGCCGCGGCCCGAGGTCGACCTCTCACGCTACGACGCCCGCCAACGGGAGAGAATTTCAGCTTCGCTGAAGTGGGGTGAGGAGCGCGGCATTCTCGACGAGGTCGAGGAGCTTGCGGCGATGGAGAGCCTCGGTCCCAGTCAGATGGTCGCGGCGATGAATCGGCTTCCGCTCGAAGGCACGATGATCGACAAGGAGCTGTTCTTTCAGGACATGATGCGGGGTCTGGGTATCCCTCCGACATTCGGTGGGGCGATAGAGCATGCACGGTTCTCGGGATGGCAGACGCTTTACAAGGAGCGCAACGCAGAGCGAATCCAGGCGCAGAGGCTGGCGAAGCAGGAGGCGACTGAAGCTGCGCGCGCGGCCAAGGCAGCGGAGCCACCGAAGGCCGAACCCAAGCCGGAAGCGCCACGGCCGCCGGATGACGAAGCGCCCCCACCCGACGAAAGCTCGATGACCGGAGAGGGGGGCGATCGCCGCGCCCTCGAGGACTTGGGACTCGGGGACGAGATCCCGGCACCGGAACCGACGAAGCTCGACCAGGACCTCGAGAGCTTCAAGGAAGGCAAGGGCAAGCCGATCCCGCGCATCGTGGTCGAGCGCCGCGATCCGATGGTCGGCACGCCGAAGCAGGAGCAGCTCCTCCAGAAGCTGGACGAGATCATCAACGGCCCGCTGCTCACCGAGAACCAGCGCAACTATGTCAACCTCCTCCAGTCCAAGCTCCAAAGGGGCGTCATCGAATACACCGGACCCGAAGGCGAGAAGTTCTACCTGCCGCGCAAATGGATCCTCGAGAAGGTGGTGGCGGGACGCGACGATCTCGAGAAGATCCTCGCCGACCATTACGCCAGCCAGCAGATCGAGAATCCCGAGAACGTCGCACGGCTGCACGTCAACGCCATCATCCAGTCGATGGACCCGCGCGCGGTCGATGATCTCACCGCAGGACAGGGGAAGTTCGTCGCCTCGTTCCTGATGCGCACGGTCGACATCCCGAACGCCAAGGTCTCGGCCTTCATCGAGAACGACGTCGGCTTCCTGATGCGTGACTACGCCCAGCACGCCGGCATCTCGATCGAGTTCGCCAAGCAGTTCGGCGATCCCCTCGCCAAGCAGGCGTTGGAGGACGTCTTGATACAGGCGGCGCGCGAGGGCGTCCCGGCGAAGGAGCTGGCGAAGATCGAGAAGGTGCTCGAGTTCATCCGCAACGACGCGCTCGGCGTGGTGCGCAAGGGCCAGCCGCTAACGCTCGGCCACGTCTCGGCGGAGCTGGCGAAAAATTACACCGGCCTCGCCTACATGGGCGACGTCGCCCGCACCGCCATGATCGAGGTCGCAAGGCCGATGATGACGCGCGGCTTCTCGGACACGCTGGGCTTCTTCTTCCACCACTATCTCGGCGACCGCACCACGATGAAGACCGTCGGCCGGCAGATGCGGCGCATCATGAACGAGGGCATGGACGTCGCCAGCGGCATGGCCTCGGCGCGCTACAACGAATTTCTCGACATGAGCAACATGCGGCCCGGCAGCTATGCAGCGCAGCTGGCGAAGGCGATCACCGATCCGGTCAACAACTTCGCGCGCAGCCACTTCTACGTCATGAACGGGCTGTCGCACGTCACCGACTTCCTCAAGAACTACACCATGCTGATGTCCTCGCACTTCATGATCGAGGATATTCGCGCCGTCGCGGCCGGCACCGCATCGGCCAAGCGCGCCAGCAACCTCCTCGCCTACGGCATCGACAAGGAGATGGCCGACCTGATCATGACCATGCCGATCCAGAAGACATCGAGGGGACTGAACGTCGCCAACATCGGCGAATGGAATGCGGCGAATCCGAAGGGGGGCCTGGCTCTCGGGGCTTATGCCAATGCGGTGCAGGCGGAGGTAAGGCGCACCATCGTCTCGCCGGGACAGGGCGACAAGTCGATGATCGAGCGCGGCTTCCTCGGCACCAAGGCCGACGGCACGGTGCGCGAGGTTCCGTGGCTGACGCCGGTCTTCCAGTTCATGTCTTGGGGGCTTGCCGCCAACCAGAAGGTCGCTCTCTCGGCCTTGCAGGGACGGGACGCCAACGCCTTCGGCGGCGCAGCCGCGATGGTCGGCATGGGCTTCCTGATCCTGAAGTGGAAGACCGACGACCGGACGTGGGAGAAGATGTCGTGGCCGGACAAGATGCTCGCCGCGGTCGAAAAGTCCGGCATTCTTGGATCGATCTCCGATCTCAACAACCGCATCGAGACCGGCTCCCGCAACACCTACGGGGCTCGCCCTCTCCTGGGGTTGCAGCCTTTCGGCGGCCGCTACACCGACGAGGCCGGACAGTGGGGCGCGATCGGTCCCAGCTTCGGCCTCGCCCGCAGCCTCTATGAACTGCATGCGAATCCGTACCTGACGCGCGAGCAGCAGGGTTCGATCGTCCGTCGCGCGACCATGCTCAACACGCTGTTCTATCTCAAGGACCTGTCTCGTGGGGTCCAGCACACGCTCTACGATCCGCAAGGATACTGACGATGACCATCATCCTGTACGACGTGCCCGCCCACGAGACCTTCACCGCCGAGGCGGGGCAGACTGTCTTCCACTTCGACTTCAAGTTCTACGAGAACCAGGACCTCGACGTCTGGAAGAACGGCGTGCCGCAGATCCTGACCACCGACTACACGGTGCAGGGGGCGGCCCTCGACGAAGGCATGCAGATCACGCTGACCAGCGGCGCGACGCTGGGCGACACGATCAAGGTGGTGCGCAGCGTTCCCTACGAGAGGACGGCCGACTATCCGCTGACCGGACCCTTCCGGGTCGAGTCGCTCAATATCGAGCAGGCCCGGCAGGTGATGATGATCCAGCAGTTGCACGACATCCTGATGGACCACGAGTCCCGCATTCAGGGCTATGTGCAGGAAGCCCCGCTCGACGGCCTGATCTACGGGCGGACCGTGGACGGCAGCGGCACCGCGGGCATGTGGACGCCGGTCGCCGAGGGCGCGATCGGGGCGACCATCTACTACGGTGACAATCCGCCAGCCGTGCCGCGACTCGGCCAGCTTTTTTACGAGACGGATTCGGGCGCGCTCTTCATCTACATCTTTGACGGCACGTCGAATCAGTGGGTTCAGGTCGCCGCGGTGGGAGGCGGCTGATGGCCTACGACTTCCCGCCCTCTCCCAGCGAAGGCCAGATCTTCCAGCCTCCCGGCGGCCCTCCCTATATCTATCGGGCTCCGGTCTGGAAGCTGCACGAGTCGGAAATCTACCAGCCGGCCGAGCCGGGAGGGGATGCCGCCGACTACTGGCGCGGCGACCAGGTGTGGGCGGTTCACGACAAGGCCAGCGTCGGGTTGTACGACGTCGACAACACCCCCGATATGGGCAAGCCGATCTCGGTGGCGACGCAGAACGCGCTGAACGGCAAGGTCGGCGAAGCGCCGATGGATGGTCAGGTTTACGCCCGCAAGGACGGGGGGTGGCTGGCGGGCGCAAGCGGACCCGTCGGGCCGCAGGGGCCTGCCGGTCCCACTGGAGCCACTGGACCGCAGGGCATTCAGGGGGTGCCGGGCCCGCAAGGGGTCAAGGGCGACACCGGCCTGACCGGAGCGCCGGGCGCCACGGGAAACACCGGAAGTCAGGGACCGCAAGGAGTCAAAGGGGACAAGGGCGACAAGGGCGACACTGGAAACACCGGCGCTCAGGGCATCCAAGGCATTCAGGGACCGCAAGGCATACAGGGGCCGGCGGGTGTGGACGGAGCCGGGGCGCAACGAGCGGCGGTCGTCAACTCCGGCATCCTCATCCCTTATTATTTGTATCCAAGCCTCCCTTACACGAACCCTGATGTTCAAGGGTTGCTCGATTTAATGAAATCCAATTCCGACGTGCCGGTGATGGTGATCGTCAATGCGGGATCACCCGGCGGACCGGGGACCGTCAACGATATCAACTGGAATACATTCATCGGGATGGTGCAGGGCGCGGGCGGCAAGGTTCTTGGATATGTGGATACCGATTACGGCACCCGAGCTGAAGCTC